GGCGTACCGGGTCAGCGTGTCCTACCACCGGGTGTATGCGCGCCGGCAGCACGAGGAGCTGACCTGGCGGCACGCCCCGGGCAAGACGGCCAAGTATCTGGAGGGTCCGATGAGCACTGAGCGCGCCACGATGCTGCGGATCATTCAGCGGGCTACACGCAACAAGATGAGGCGCTGACGTGGCGGCCGGGGATAGCTGGACCTCGTGGCTGCTGCTGGGCCTGGCGGAGCATCTGGCGGCGAATAGCCTCGGCGCCTGGCGGCCAACACCAGGGGATGTGTACCTCGAGTCGGAGGTTGCCATCGTCATCAGGGACATTCCGCCGGTGCCGGACCGGCTCATCACGCTGGCCACCTATCCGGTCAGCACTGGGCCTACGAACCTGTCCGACTTCACGATCGGCGTGCAGGCGCGGATTCGGGGCACGGTCGATCCGCAGGTGTGTGACGACATCGGGTCAGAGTTGTTCGACCTGCTCGACTCCAGCGGGCGCCAGATCTGGGGCACAGGGGCCAAGCAGGTGGCCATCGTGGACGTCTGGCAGCAGACCGCCGGATCACTCGGCAAGGACAGCCTCGGCCGCTGGGAAGCCAGCAGCAATTTCTACGTTCAGGCCATGCGGCCAACCATCCACCGGTCCAAATAGGAGAGCAGCATGGCGACAACCCCTGTGACCAGGTCCACGGACCTGGCACGTAACTACAACGTCGAGATCGATACCGCTACCTACCCGGCGTCCAGCTACAACGCCCTAGTGGGCAAGGCGGAGGCCAAGCTCGTCCGGGAGCTGCGCACCGTCAGCGACGAGACGTTCGAGGACGACGGTGCGATGCGTGAGGCGTCGACCGGGTCGAACTATCGCGTTGAGGCGAAGATCAAGAACAGTACGAACCTCGCCGGGACCAGCCGGAATGCGGTGCATGCGTTCCTGCGCGCCAGGTTCGAGGCTGTGGCCAACGGCGGCAGCGTCGCGGCAAACGAGTTCGGGATCCGGATTTACCACAAGGACGGCCTGAGCGGTGAGGCGTGGGAAGGTCGGGTCTACGTGAAGACGTGGACGGGTGAGGCGGCCACCGCGAACCAGGACGAGATCACGCTGGTGTTGCAGGGCCAGGGGCCGCTCGCGACCATCACCAACCCGGCCAGCAGCCAGCTACCCGTGGTCGAGGACCTGGAGCCGGCGACGGGTGACGAGGCCGGTGGTGAGCTGATCAACATCTACGGCCACCACTTCACCGGTGCGACCGATGTGGACTTCGCGTCCGACGCGGCCGACTTCACGATCGTGTCGGACAGCCACATCGTCGCGGTGGCGCCGCCTCACGCGGCCGGCAGCGTGCAGGTGAAGGTGACCACCCCGGCGGGCGCCAGTGCCAACACGGCTCTGGACGACTACGTCTACACGGCATAACGAGAGGAACCGCCCCCGATGGCTCTCAACCTCGGTGACGTCGACGCCCTTCTGGACGGCGGCGTCACCTTCACAGTGCGTGGCAAGGAGTACCGCATCCCGCCCGTCCGGGGGGATGTCGGGCTCTGGCTCCAACGGCTCACCCTGCAGCGTGACCAGCTGCGCGGTGAGCCGTCCGAGGAGCAGGAGAAGGAGTGGGCGGAGAGCCTGGCTGCGCCTCCGATCCCGGACGGCATGACGCTGGAGGAAGCCCTTCTCAGTCGGGAGCTGGTGGCCGAGCTCGGCGCCGACGGCGTGGACATGGGCTTCATCCGGAATCTGGCGCACATGGTGCATGTGCGCATCATGGCTGGGGATCAGGCGGCGTTGGCGTTTGTGGCCAGTCAGGGAAACCCGCCGGGCCCGGCGAACCGGGAGGAGCGTCGGGCCGCAGCGAAGACCGTCAAGAAGGCCTCCCCGAAGGCCGCATCATCCTCAAAGACGACGAGTACGGCCGGGGCGTCTACGAGCCGTCGAGCGGTGTCTGGGAGTGGTACGAGTACCCGCAAGGCGCCCGCCAAGAAGGCGGCCGGGTCACGTGGGGCGACGTCTTAGAGGCGTGGTCGCTTGTGGAGTGTGATCTTCAGTCGGAGTACGGCTTCGATGTGGAGGCCGGGCTGGGGCTGCGGGGCCGGTCGTGGCGGTGGCTGGCGACCCGTGTGATGGGTTTGCTCGTCGCTCCGCGGACGCGCACGCATCGGGAGCTGGTCAGGGCAAACAACTCAACAGCGTGATGGGGGGCGACCGATGACCACGTTGGATCTTGGTGAGTTGGTCGCCCACACCCGGGTAGACAACTCCAAACTGCGGCCAGGCCTCGCCCAGGGCGAGGCCGAGATGCGGGCGTCCGGTCAGCGGGTGCAGAGCAACATCATTCAGCAGGCCGCGCAGTGGGCCTCCACCCTGGTGGGTCAGTGGCGGAACGCTGGGAGGCGTGCGGCGGATGGCTTCTGGCAGGACATGGACGGTCGTTGGCATGATGCCCGCGGCCGGTTCGTGTCCGCGTCCTCGGTCTTCGCGACGGCTGCGAGTCCTATCGCCGGGGCGCTTCGGGCTCTCGGCGCCGGCGCTACGGCGGCGGCCGGGATGGTGGCTGACTTCGGCGGCAAGATCAAGGGTGTCATCCCGTGGATCTTTCTGATCGGTGCTGCGGCTGTGACGGTGGCGCCACTGCTGCTGGGCTTTTTGGGGGCGTTGCCGGCGCTGTTGACAGGCGGTCTGGCTGCGGTGGGTGCGCTCGGCCTGGGTGTGATCGGCCTGGGTGACGCGTTCAAGGACACCACCGCGTCCGGCGGGTCGTTTGTGGACCGGGCGCGTCAGATCATGCTGGCGCAGCGCAGGGTTCGGGACGCGAACGAGGAGGTGCTGGCGTCTCAGCTGGCGTTGACGCGGGCGCAGGAGGACGCGAGCGAGCGGCTCGAAGACTTGAACCGGAACCTTGCCGGCGCTCGGCTGGATCAGGCGGACGCGCAGGCGGCTCTGGCGCGGGCGCGGCGGGATTTGGATCGGGCGCAGGAGGGTGACAACCCGGATCAGATCGCGGACGCGGTACGGGCCTATCAGCGGGCTCAGCATCAGCTGGAGGAGACAGAAGACCGGGTCGGGGATCTCGAGCGCGAGCAGACGCGGGCTGCTGTCGCTGGTGTGCAGGGCTCGGACGAGGTCACCTCGGCGTTGCTGCGGCAGCGGGCGGCCACGGAGGGTCTGGAGGATGCGCATTACGAGCTGCGGCGGGCGCAGACGGCGTCTGCGGGCGGTGGTGGTGCTGCGGCTGAGGTGACGAAGATCGCGGCCTCGGCAACCGCAGCGGTGGCGGCGATCAAGGCGCTGAAGCCGATGTATGAGTCCCTGCGCCTGGATGTGCAGGAGAGGCTGTTCTCCGGCTCGGACAGCGTGATCACGGGCCTCGCCGGCGCGTGGGAGCCGACGCTGCGGGCCCGGCTCGGCGGCATGGCGTCGATGTTCAACGGCGTCTTCAAGCAGTGGGCGGCGACCTCGAGTCAACCGGAGTTCATCAAGAACATCTCCGTGGGCTGGGAGTCGGTGGAGCGGCTGATCGGGCGGGTGAGCGCCGCGATCGTCGGGCCGGGTTTGGAGGCGTTCGGGCGTCTGTCGCGGGCCGCTGAGCCGTTTGTCGACGCGCTGGGCGAGACTGTCGCGGACCTGATTGAGGACTGGGCCGCCTGGATTGAGCAGGTCGACAAGAGCGGCGACCTGGAGCATTTCTTCGATGCGATGGGCGGGTTCTTCAAGAACACGGTCGAGATTGGCAAGGACGTCGGGCGGATCATCGGCTCGATCTTCGCCATCCTCTTCGGTGGCCAGGATGAGACGAAGAGGCAGGCGGCACAGGATCAGCAGTCCCTTGTGGAGTCTTTTGACAAGGTGGCGGACTGGTTTAGCGATCCGGCCAACCAGGAGAAGGTCCGCGAGTGGACCGGGATCCTGTTCGACTACTTCGCCTGGATCACCGGCACGGCTATCCCGACGGCCAAGCAGTGGGGCGACAAGCTCAGCGAGTGGGCAGACCGGCTGGGTGGGTGGGCCGACAGGGCCGTCAGTTTCAAGGACCGGGTCGTTGGCGCGATCACCTGGGTGGGTGACACGATCGGCGGCTTGCCTGGGCGAGTGGCCGCCACCGCAGCGGGCATGTGGGACCCGATCAAGAATCGGCTTCACAGCGTCCTGACTGCAGTCGTCGGCATGTGGAACAGGTCTATCGGGAGCCTGTCCTGGACTGTGCCGGAGTGGGTGCTGGGGCTCGGCGGCAAAACGATCTCGGCGCCGACCCTGCCGTATCCGCCAGCACTCGCTGAGGGC